TTTCTGTTGTTCCTTCTGGAATTGTCTGAAAGGCTATGTCAACGCCATCAATAACGCGGAACATATCTATGTCACCTTGCAGTACATCCTCAAGACGAATCTTGATACGCTTCCATGCCTTATTCTCAAAGGTATCAAAGCGGATAATGCCTGTTGTAATTTCACCAGACTCAACAAAGTTAGTCTGGGACTCAACCCATAGTCCAGAGTTCTCAACAGTAAATGCTTTGTGGTCATTAGCAAATGTAGCAATGGACCAGACTGCACCAGTTATGCCTGATGCATAAACATCCTTGGCATAGGCATACTTGCCACTACTTAGTGGCGCACCAAGGTTGATTCGGATAAGTCCTGAGTATCCATCTACTTCGCTATTGACACCAGCATAGATAAACTCATTGCTTGCAGTAAAGGCATAGATGTCATAGTCAGATTCATAAACCAATGGACCGTAAGACAGATTACCTTCGGCATCGGCAATAGCAATACGCACGCCTCGGCTAGTACCAACAGCAACAAATGTACCAAGGTATCCATATAGGGCTGTAAGTTTTTCTCCTCGTGGCAAAACAAGTACTGTTGTCATGGTGCTAAGAGAACCTGCATTATCTACAGCAATCTTAAGGGCTAAGCCTTCATCACCTGAGAATCCACCAACATAGATAGCAGCGCTAGACTCTGTAATACCCATGAATCTAAATCCAATAGGCAAGGTACTACTTCCGTTTACAGCGGTAAGTGTACTGATGTTAATGCTTGAGCCTGTGTTGCGTACCAACTCATAGACGAATGTGTTTCTGGCTGTGTCTGTAAAGGCAAGCATAAAGCGTTGCTTGACATAGGCAATAAATGCAGAGGTAGCATTGGCTGTGTTGATAGCGTAGTCCTGATGTAGCGCAGGGCTGACTGCATCAAATGAATAACGCCATACCTTTGTAGGTGTAACCAACATAAGGTCGTTACCACCCATGGTGCCATAGAGAATTTCTTCTGTGATTTGGGTGTTGTTAATAACTGTCGTTGTTGTGCCAGCGGTAGTAGTAAGAGTCACGCGGGCTGTAACGGCTGCTGAGCCAGTCACCTTGACGAGATACTCAATACCACTAATGATGGTTGAGAACACGCCAGAGCGAGCAGTGGATGCCTGTGACAATGATGTTGAGTGGAGCAGTTGCAACTGTCCTGGTGTCCATGGGTCAATGCCTACTGAGTCAGAAAACTGAAACTTAACCTCATCAGGTGTGCCAACAATAGGCTCCTGGTATGTGATGCCACCACCTAAGTGGAAGGATGACTGCGAGCGAATCCAGTAGCCTGAACCAGATAGTGATTGCTCACCTGGGTCACGGGCATTGTCAAAGCGCTGAGTACGAAACTCTGCAGTCTGTCGCTTGTACGGAGTCTGGTCTGTGATGGCATAGATGAACGGCATGCCACCAATAGCAACATCAAACTTGTATGTGGTTGGGTCATAGTAAGTAGCGGTCCGACCAGACAGGTCAATTATCACGCGCTCGGATATATCAGGTGGGCGACTTGCCACTATGTCTCCTTAGTTAGAAAAGTAATTGAGCAGTTTAAACGCATGCTCAGGCGTAGATATTAAGAAAGGGCTGCTTTAAGTTCTTCAAGCGATAGACCAACTGATGCTAGTTTTTCAGCAACTGTTGGTTCGGCAGGAGGTGTTGGATTATGTGCAGCCAACACTGTTTCTGCTTCTTCCCTAGTAGAAGGACCACTTACTACTAAGTCCTCACCTTTTTGATATAAATCAAAACCTGTTTCAGATTTAAAAATATCTGAGTCAAGTCTTTTGCTTGGCATTTGAAATAGGTGTTCCATAATTACGCTCCTAGGTAAGTCATATAAAATGCTGCATAAACTGTTGGTGATGCGGTATTATCATTTCGTATTGCAAACTCAATGTAATCCCCAGCAACAAGATTTACAACTCTTGAACCTGTTATTGATTGATTATTGCTAGCCATATTTGCTGCTTGTTGCATAAATCCTTGGTTGCCGCCTGGAGAACTTCCGTTTTTGTAATAGAATAATGTGAAACGAGTGCTTGAACCAACATCTAAAAAGGCAGCACCAGTTAAAAGATACTTTCCACCCAAGCCGCTTGGCACGGTAAATCTTGTTGTGTTTGTTGAGTTGTCGTGGAAGTTATTAGTATCTGCTATTTCCGAAGTAAAAGGTACAAGCAAGTCCACATTTGCTGTCATTGAAATTGTGCCTGAACTTCTTTCGCACATAGCACCAACAAAACTAGGACTAGCAGGTGTAGCCCATTTAATTCCACCAGTAACGCTAGAGTCAGCAGTAAGGACTTGGTTGTTGCTTCCTACGGCTACACGAACAGGTGTATCGGCAGCATTACCTGCAATTAAATCACCCTTAGCATCAATAAGTGTTTCTTGAATACCCGAGAATGGTACGGGAAATACGCTAGATGACATTAGTTAATCTCCACTCCGCTAATATGGAAGTCAACTGATGTAGATGATGCGCTTCCTTTGATTGTTTGGTTTGCAGGCAATACCTGCTTTAAGTCAAAAAATGCTGACGAGTTTGCTGACACTGCTACTGACCCTAGTAGGTCAATATCATTGAGCAATACGCTAGCAGTTACTGCTGATGTTGTTGGGTTGCAGATAACAATGTTAGTTATCACTGCTGTAGTTCCAGCAGGTGTTGTGTACACCGTTGTGCTTGTTGTTGCTGCTGCTGTACGAGCCAGCACTTTACTTACTGTAGCCATTAGTTACTACCTTTCGTTATTAGATTAGGATAAAAGAAGTTTTGCTTCGTCTGCAGTAATACCAAGACGAGCAAGTAAAGCAGTGCGAGCAATTTCATCTTGTTCACGCTTGGCTTGCTCTGCAATCAAAGATTCTTCTCGCGCTTGCATCTCTGCTAATTCCTCAGCAGTAAGTGGCACAAGAGTTTCTTCTCCTGTTTCACAGTTTACTTGTAGTGATTCCATTTTTATGTCCATCCGTATAGAGTTGCGCGAGTACCAGCAGCGTGATTGCCTGCATTTGAATAGAGTTTAATGCTTGTAATAGCAGCAGTATTTTTCCAACGACCCCAACCAGAACCAAAGCCAGGAGCATCAGTCCAAGAGCCACCAGTAAAAACCATTCCTTTATGCAGTGTTGTTGCCTTGTAATTAAAAAATGTCATTTCAATAGAACTAAGAGAATTTGCTTGTGCTTGACCACACCAAATATTTCCTAGTTCAATTTGACTTTGAGAGTTTTGTCCTTCTAATGTGACCGTTGCACCTGGTCCTGCGTATTTTGACATAGTAGAAAAACTGTAATTTCCAGCAGTGTCACCATTTACTTGAACATAAAAAGCAGCACCATTAAATGATGCGCTAGCAGCAGTTCCAGAGATTACTATTTTTAAGTGATTGTATGTTGACGGGATAGAACTGAATGTAATATCTGCTGTAGATGTTGTTAGTGTTGTATCAGCAATCTGTGTCATTGCTCCACTTGAAACTGTAGCCCAAGCGGGAATACCACCTGAAACAGACAATACCTGACCAGTAGAACCAATGCCTAAGCGTGCTGGTGTTGCAGCAGCAGAGGCATAATAAGTATCACCCGTAGTTGTGAGTAACCCATCAATGTTTGCTACATCTCTACTGCGTGTCATTAGTTACTCCCTAGTCCAAGTGCTTTAAGGTCATCTGTGGTTAAACCAAGCGCTGCAAGTTTTGCTTCTGCTGCAGCCTTTGCTGCTTGTGTTTCATTTTCTTTGATAATTGGGTCAGGCGGGTTATGAGCATCTAACAATGTTTGTGCTTCTTCTTTTGTTAAATCTCCGCTAACCCATAAATATCCATCTTCAATATAAAGAGAACAATTTGGATTCTCTTTCTCAAAGAGTAAAGAATCAAGTGGCTTTGTAACTAAATCAAATGAGTGTTTCATTATGCTCCCAAGTATCCTATGTCGAAGCGCCCTGCTTCTAGATTGCGCGAAGTTGTTGCTGTTTGAACAACCTGTAGTTGGACATAATCCCCAACTGCTAAATCAAGAATAGCCCCAAAACTAAGTTGAGTGCGATTTATGTTTGAGTCTCCTGTACCAGTTACATTGTAATAACCGTAACTTGACCCATTGATAGCGTTGCCATTCACATTGATTCTTGTGTAAAAATTAGGTACTACATCTACACCCAAAGTTCCAGTAACTAAGTACTTTCCTGCTTTACCACTTGGAATAGTCATTCGACTTGTGTTAGTTGATGTACTGTGAAAACCATCACTGTCAAAATTTTCATTGGCAAAGTCAACTGTTGTAAGTGTACTTGCAGTAATTGATTGACTGCCTGATACATAAGCACTTGCACCAACAAATGATGCTGCGGGTGCAGCACCCCAAGTAGGAACTCCACCAGATACAGTCAATAGTTGACCAGTTGAACCAACACCTAAACGACCTACCGCTCCAGCAGATGTACCAACAATCAAGTCACCATTAGCAGTTACGGTAGATAGTGGTACTGCTCCAGTTACAGAGAACGCATTGACTGTAGTAACAGTTGCAATGTCTCCAGCAACAAGTGCTGTTATGCCAGTAATAGATGTACCGTTGGTTGCTGTGTAATCAGAACCTCTTACTTGCAGTACGCCGTTGATAAAGAATTGTTCCTGTCCTGGAGTATAAGCAAGAGTTGTAGATGAGTCGCTACTACCAGTTAGTGATGTCTCACCACCTGATGCAGTCTTTACCCAAGTAGTAATACTTGAAGAAGTTGCTGCTGCTCCTTGAGCGCCTAACCCTGCGACAGTATCCCAGGAGGTTCCGTTATATCTTTTGACTGCCATATTAGTATGCTCCCATAAGTGTCATAGTGCGTAGGTCAGGGTCTGTTTCGCTAGACTCATCAATCCACACATCGCCTGTTTCTGGAGATGATGGAGTTGTTGTTCCAACAAAGATTCTTTTTCCTGGGTCAGCATCTGTTACTGTGATTGGTGAAACTACAACAGTTCCAGTTGTTGCTGTGCTTGTACCCATTCCATCAAAGTCAATGAAATCATAAGTTGCAGCAGCGCCACCATCAATCTTGACTTGGCTTCCGCCTGATGGAGCAGCAATCCATTGCAATCCAGTAGTAGTTGCACTTGCTACAGATAGTAGATAACCATTGGTTGATGCCACTGTAAGAATTGCAGAACTGTCTGCGCCTGTGCCAACAATCAAATCACCTTTGGCGTTTGTATCAAGTCCTAGAGTTACACTGCCAGATGTTCCCCCACCTTGCAATCCATTTCCTGCTACTACTGCGGTTATATCTCCAGTAGATGTAAAGACTTGCCATGATGATGAGCCACCATTCCAGACATACATGTTGTAATCTGTAGTGTTGTAATAGATAACGCCATTGGTTAATGGGTTGCCATCATTGTCAACTGTAGGTGGTGTTGACTTTGGACCAAGGTAACGGTCATCAAAAGAATCCCAAGCAGCCTCTGCTGATGTAGCACTTGCTGCTGCGCTTGTTGCAGATGTAGCCGCTGCTGTTGCAGATGCTGCTGCAGAAGTAGCAGAAGTAGCAGCAGCAGATGCAGATGTAGCAGAAGCCGTTGCCGATGAAGCAGCAGATGTTGCGCTTGTGGCTGCAGCGGTTGCTGATGCAGATGCGCTTGTTGCTGATGTAGCAGCATCTGCAGCGGATGCTGCAGCAGCAGATGTAGAAGCAGCAGCAGAAGCAGCACTTGTTGCTGCAGCCGTTGCACTTGCTGCAGCGCTAGTAGCACTTGTTGCAGCAGCAGTTGCGCTGTTAGCAGCAGAGGTTGCATACCCTGCGATTGTTGCGACAGATGCAGCAGCAGTTGCAGCCGAAGCAGCAGCGCTGGTAGCACTGGTAGCAGCAGCCGTAGCAGATGCACCAGCGCTTGTAGCGCTAGTTGCTGCAGCAGTAGCAGAAGCCGCTGCTGAGGTAGCACTTGTTGCAGCAGCGCTTGCGCTGGTTGCAGAAGCAGAAGCAGATGATGCAGATGCTGTTGCGCTAGATGCAGCACTGGTCGCTGATGTTGCAGCACTTGTTGCGCTAACTGCAGCAGAGGCTGCACTAATAGCAGCAGATGTTGCTGAACCAAGGATACTATCTACATAAATCTTAGGTGTAGCAGATGAGTCAACCATACCTGCGCTGGATAGACCAGTAATAACTGGACTGCCTGAGATAGTAGGGCTAACAAAAGTTGCAGCAGATGCTGTGAATGAACCAGTGAATGTGCTAGTTGAAATAGTAGAACTTGTTATAGTTGCAGATGTAACTGTTCCACCAGTAATAGTGGCAGTTGAAGTTACTGCTCCACTGATAGTAGCGCCAGCAATGATTGGTGTAGTAAGAGTCTTGCGTGTTAATGTCTGCTCTTTAAGAGTACCAACCACAACACCATCGCCAGTTTGAATACCGTGAACATGTGTCTGATTAGCAGCAATAAGAATTGTCTGGTCAATGTCATAACCACGAGCAGCAATGTGATTTTCTGATTCACGGAAGTCGCGACCTGAAACACCATGTCTTACGACAGCACCAGCAGAGTGGGCTACAGCCTGTGTATTGTCAGAGCCACGAATTACACTAAGCGTTGTTCCACTACCAGCGGTTACTGTAACAACTTCTTCTTTAGATGTATCTGGGTCAACAATAAGAGTGTATGGGTAATTAGTTGGGAAACCAGATACTGAACCAACGATAAACGAAGTGTTCGCCTGTCCCTGTGATTGTGCGGGAATTGATGAACCGAGCGCGGTTTCAACTGCTGTTGAGGAGTAGTACCGCGCTGGGGAGCCTGGGTCGCCTGCTGCCATTTATCTGCCTTATCTCTGGTAGTGGGAACGAAGTGGATGTTGACGGCGCTGGTTGTCCGCTACTTCATTTAAACGCTGCTGGTAAATGTTGTATAGGAATCTGGAAGCGTTCTGTCCAGAACCTACTGGTGTTACGCCATCAAAAATATCTGCTGCTGCAGATTGTGGACCAAGGCGTGATGGGTCTAAGAATGAAACCATACGGAAGGCTGCGCCATAGATGACGACATCTTCTGAGTATGATGGTAAACCTGTAGTTGTTGCGTAATCATCATCTTCATCTACTAACAATGTAGGGCGCTTCTTGTATGCCACATGCACTGTCTGTCCAGGAGTAATACCTGAGTAAATACTGATGCTGCGAGCAGTTGCAAAAGCATCTGTGTCTGCTGTGTGGTCTAGTGTGTAGCCACGAACTGGAAACCATTCACGAGATGGTCCAACTGTTGAGTAAGACACACCAAGAACTGCCTGGAAATCTGCTGGCAACTGGTAAGTAGTGCGTGCTGCGATGAAGGGGAAGTCAGTTGTGCCAGTGGCAAATACCATTGGGTACATAGCATCAATAGTGTTATTGATTGCCTTCTTGATTTCTGCTCGTGGAAAGATTGGGCTGGCAATTACCTTTGCATTTTCTTCGTGTGCTGCAGGTGTGGTGCCACGCTGTCCACGACCCCATGGGGTAAGTGTCAATGTGTTGGCTACATTGTCTGTACTGTTGACAAATACAATTTCATCGTTAATCTGTACAAAGCCACGACCCATACCTGTTGCATCTGCAATAGATAGTGTTGTTGTAGTGGATGATGCAGGTGATGTTAGCCAACTGGTTGGCTCAACATTGTCTGTGTATCCATGAAGAACTGAATCAACACGCTCAATTAAATCTAAATATGAACTCATAGGTTAATGCTCCTCAATGCTACGACTCCTGATAATCCAGTGGTTCCTGCTAACTCATTGCAGATAGCATTAAAGTCTTTGTAGTTAGTAGGCTGGCGAGTTGAACTTGCCTTGTAATTCAGGGCAGCAATAAGACCCAAGCCATTGGTACCAGCCCATGCATTGGCAGCACCTTGTTCAGATTCATATGCTGTCATTACTGGGTATGTACCACCATTGGCTAAACGATTGAGTTCGTCTGCTAGTGAACTTCCTGCTACTCCTGTTGCCATTACTTAGCCTTTCTCTTTGCTGCTGCGTTATCCACGAGGTTTGGGTAAGGGCGACCAGCCTTCTTAGCAGCAGCCTTAGCCTTTGCCTTCTGTGCTGGTGTTAGTGGTGTTGACTTCTTCTTTGGATTTTTTGTATCCCAAAATGCTTTCTTCTTCACCACTTCACCTTGTCTGCCCAATACGCTGCACTCATCTTGCCTTTGGCAATATTCTTTGCATGGCGTGCTTTGAACGATGCTTGACGGGCAGAAGGTTGTCTGTCTCCTGTAACTCCCTGTTGCCCAAAACGAATTGTCTTTACTTCCGAACCTGACTTAGCCACAACAACATGAGACTTTGTTGGATGACTTGGTGTGCGCTTAGGCTTGTTAAAGCCTGACACACCAGCACGGGCTAGGCGTGGGTCCTTCTTGGCTGGCATTACTTCTTCTTCTTAGCCATCTTTGCCTCGCTCATAGCGATGGCAACTGCCTGCTTCTTAGACTTAACAGCGGGTCCACCCTTACCTGACTTGAGAGTTCCGCGCTTGTACTCGCCCATTACTTTTTCAACCTTCTTCATTGCTGCTTTTTTCTTCATGGTTTAGTCCTCGTCATCTTCCATCTCAAGGCGCTTGCCTGTTGGCACTTCGCCAATACGCTGAATAGGCTTGTTGTACTGAGCAACATTTGCTGCAGTCGGAGCAGAGTTAACTTTTCTCCCACCAACACCATATGGACTTACTGTTCCATAACATCCGCACTTAATGCACATTTCTACTCCTTTGGACTGTAACTTGTGTTTCTCCGCCAACAGTTGTGTTGTAGTTAGCAGAAATCTGTATTGCTTTTATAGCAACTTCTTCGGCATCTTTGATTGTCTTAGGACCAACCATTGCTACTGCGCCAAGTGCTAAGTTGCCACCACCACCGATTGCATAGAACCCGCCATCATCGCGGGAGAAGGAGTAGTAATGGCTAATCTCATAAATGATTCCGTCAAAGGCAACGAGTGCATCAAAGCCTGCATCTCTATCGGCAGGGTCTGGGTTGTACCCATTGTCAATCATTGCCTTGCGAAGTGATGGCAATACCTTGCTCATCATAAACTTATCTGAATCCATAACCCTGGATACTTTGGGTGGTACCCATAGGTACTGTGCGATATTGGCTGCCTGGTCATCTCCAGCAAAGGCAATTACATACTCACCTTTGGTGATAACCTTCTCAATACCTTTGGCTGTGTAGGGCTTATCGTTGTAGGTAATCCTTGAATCACCAGCGATAACTGCTGCGTTCTTTAACTGGATACCAACGATGGCTGTCATGCTTACCCCTTAGCGCCGTATGCTTTTCCTGTCTTTTGTGAAATATCTACTGCCTTCTGGACTTGCTTCATGCTTGTTCCATCTGGCTGAATACCTTGAGCGCGGGCATCTTTGTATGCCTTGAGTTCTGCATCCCACTTTGTAGTTGACATACTTACTTTAGAATTGGCATCTCCTACACCCATCTCAAGTGTAGAAACCTTGCAGCCAAAGCATCCTTCAACATACTCAGGATGTGTAGTTCGTCTGTGTAAACTCATGCTGGTGTGATGTACTCCCCGTAGCCTTGGGCAGTCAAGGCATCTGCTGTTTCTTGTGTGATTACAGTCTTAGTGCCACCTAGGTAAAACTCACTAGCGGCATCAACATCTACTTGTGCTGGGTAACGATATGAGGAATAGATACCGTTAACTCTTAAGACAGAAACTCCTTTAATAATTTTGTAGCGTGAGAACAATGGACCATCACTCATTGGAGTTTCTTCAACGGTGGGTGTAGTAAAAATGTACTGTGTCATATTGTCCTATTCTGTTGCAGAGGATGGGGCTTTCGCCCCACCCCCCGACAACTACTGCTTAGAGAGCAGCGATTGATGAACCTGATTCGATGCGGTATAGAGCAGCCTCGCGGTAGCGTGACCATCCGATAACACCGTACCATCCGATTGGACGGAAGCGCATCAACTTATCGGTGATTGGTCCGATAACAACTGATGGCTCTTGTGCAACAGCCTCAGCCAATGCTTGCTTTCCAGCAAGGATTGTGTCGAATACGCGAGTTACAGGTGTAACAGTTACAACAGTTGATACTGTTACTGCTGCTGAGTTAGCAACATCTACAGTAAGTGTTGTTGTGTTTCCTGATGTTGTGATTGCAGTAATCTTCGCAGATGTTCCTACGCCTGTTCCTGAAATCTTGTCGCCGACCTCTGCACGAGATGCGATGACTGATGTTGAAGCAACACCGAATGTGAAGCCTGCTGATGTACCAGCAACAGTTACGGCTGTTGTAGCCAATGCTGTCTGGTCTGCGCCTGCCTTGCTTGAGAACATGCGTGGGTTTTCAATGAAGAAAGCACCTTCGTATGTACCGATTGAGCCTGCGAATAGGTTGCCCAATGAAGCATCTGTGTGCTGGTGTGTGTCACGCCAGCCGATGTTTCCTGTCTCAGCACGAAGGTCGTGTGAAACTTCTGGGTGGATACCTGTCCAGTATAGGCTTCCTGAACGAGGAACAGCCTTGTTTGTACGCAACTTAGCAACTGCCTTACGAAGGTTAGCAGATGTGAGTGTCATACCTGCTGTAACAGTTAGAGTTGATGTTGCTGTACCTGAATAGATAACATTCACACCGTTGACAAGCGCTTGCTGCGCGATGTCATCGAGTGAGTCAGCCATGTTGTAAGCGATGATGTCAGCGATTGCTGGGTCAACATCTGATAGTGAGAGCAGTTCCAACTTGCGTGTTGCAAGTGCAGCGTTACCCTGTTCGTTTAGAGTAACTGAAACTGTTGAAACATCTGGTAGTGCTACTGCATCTACATCAGTTGTTTCTGAAAGAGCAGCAGTTGCTGCAGCCAAGTCATTGTAAAGTGAGAATACAACGCTTGAACCTGGCATCGCCTGCTGAACTGGGCGCTTATCCGCTACTGCACGAATCATCGGCGTATCGCGGAGGGCAAATTCTACATAACGGTCATAAGCGGTCTTTACAAGACCTGCCATAGACGAGGTATCTGTATATGCCATGTGGGTTCACCTCCTGGTGATTGGTTAGTTGGTTGGGTTAATTACAAACCAAGGAGTGCATCTAGTTCATCGCGTGACTTTGCCTGCAAGACTCGCGACATGGAATCTGTGTCAAGGTTTGGAGCCTGACCAGTAGCGACCATGTTGTTAATTCTTGCTTGAGCAGTCACATCGTGAGACTGTTGTGTTGACTGATTTTCAGCCTGGGTTACTGCACCAAATACATCGCCGTATTCGTTAATCCAGTTATTGATTGCTTCCTCAGAAGTATCAATATCTGCTGGTACGAACGCTGCAATCTTTGGGTTGAAACCCTTTGCTTGTAGCACATCCTTGACAGTACGCTGACGGGTCTGTGACTTAAGACCTAACAACTCCTGTTCTAGTTCCTTTGCACGCTTTTCAAGCGCACGGTTTACTTTGCGGAGTTGATTGATGCCACCGTCTTGGGTGGTTTCATCATCTTCGTCATCGTATTCATAGTTGGTAGCCATCTACCTATCTCCCTTTGTTAGTTGTATTCGCAATCCACAATGCAGTTAGGGGAAACTACATTGGCTATCACTACCAGTCTTTTACGCCCACCTAGGCTGGTCGGTTAAGTGGGGATTCTTTTATATTCCTTCTGTGTTTTTCAGCGAGGTACTTGTTACTCCAGAGCGACCACCGAAGCGACTCATTGTTTCTCGCTCAGCACGCTTTTGAGATGCCATCTGGCTTTGAATATCTCTGCCAACGATTCCTTGAATCGCCTCATTCTGTGAGTAATTAGTTCCTTCAATACGAGCAAGTCGTGATTGCTGGTCTGCTAGAACCTTGGCTTGACTAAAGGCTGTACGAATTGTCTGGTAATCCTGTTCACCAACAGCACCGCGTAATTCTTCTGCAGTAGATAGTGAAACACCAGTACCAAATCCAACATCCATAGAAGCAGCACCAATCTCAGCAAGGCGTACCTGCTTCTTGATTATGTCCATGCCAACCATTGGATTAAGTAAATATGCAGTAAGTGCTGAGTTATCTACCTCTGGGTAGTAAGTCTTAAACTGTGCAATAACATCTGCATTATCTTTAACGCGAGTAGAAGCAAGATTGACTCGCTCCTCAAACTCACGAGGACTAACCAAGTTAGCAATGTAGGTACCTAGTTGTTTGCGGGAACCAAGGACACTGGTATCAACTCCATAAGCCGCTAGTGTTTGTAGGTAACCTCTCTCCATAGAGATATAGGTAGCCTCGCTAACAGCCTGACCAGCATCACGAAGTGCTTGCATGCCAGGAAATCTATTTTTGTAATCCTGTGTTTTAGGAAGTTCTAACTTAATCTGTGAGGCTGTGAAATCCTTACGAATTAAATCATCAACAGCATTTGCCAAGTCTGCTAAACCAAGTTCTGCAAGAGAAGCCTTGAACTCTTGTTGTGCTGTTCTTTTTGCAGTATCTTCTTTTACACCGTTGACATAGTTAACTCCACCAATGGTTCCAGTAAAGTTTACTCCGTTAAGTTTTAGCGGGTCGGTTGTTGTTCCGCCACCTGCATAGTTTGTTGTTCCAGCAGTGTTAAGTCTAGTAACTGTTGTATCGCCTGTGATTGCATTATCAACAGCAGTACTGTTTGAAATTAAAGGAGATGCGTTACCTATTTGTCCAGCACCAAATCCAATATCCCACCCAGCCTTAGCAAAACTTTGACCAGCGGCTGTTGCAGCAACTTGTGCTGCAGTTAATGGATTTCCGTTTGCATCATAAAATGTTCTTTTATTTCCTTCAACACCAATGCTTTTTCTTCCATATGGGTCAACTGATGTATCTGATGTAATGACAGATTTTTGAAAGACTCCAGGAGTTCCAGTTGGTTCAAGGACTTCCATGCCAATGCCTTGTCCACCGCCTGGCAAGAAGTATCCACCACTGCCAAATCCTACATTGTTGAAACCAGATTCGCGAAATACCTCGTTTTGTCTTTCAACAATTTGCTCACGAAGTTTTCTTTTTTCATCTGCTGTTTTAGCGGTTGCAATCTGTGCTTCAAGTTTAGAAATTTTCTCATCTGGTTTTAATAACTCTGCCATGATTACCCCATAAATCCAAACATCTTGGCAATATCAAGTGCTGTATTGCTGTATGTTTCTTTAGCGTTTCTTGTGTACTGCCACAATGGGTCACTCTTAAGTTGCTTTGTAAAGTCTGCAAATGTACGAGCATTACCTGTAGTGTTATCAACAACCTTACCCATCAAGTCGTTCCATGTAATAGCGGTTGAGTCAACCTCAAGGAGGTTAGCCATCTGTGTTCGATAACTGTTAGTTACTTCGTATAGGTTGCGACCTGCTTGCAATGAAGCCAAGAATGGCTTGTTCTGCGGTGCATCGTAAGCCATATCCTTTACTGTCTTAATCCAGTAGTTTGCATCGCGACCATCTAGTGGGTCAAGCAATGATGTGTTAATTGTCTGCTTCATCGTTGCATCAAGAGGCACGCCATAAAGGTATGCTTGCTGAGCAATTCGGTCATAGAATGAACCAAGGGTTCCACCACCAGAGAAAATAATGCTGCTCTGTGTAGAAAGATACTGTTCTAGTTGGTCATCATCCCAGTTGTTTTCGATTGACTTAAGTGCAATACCCTTAACAAAGTCTGTGTTGTCAACTACCTTGCCAGTTGCAGGGTCAACTTGACGAACAGTAACACCCAAAGCCTCTAATTTAGCAAGCGTTGAGTCCATTGTGTTAGCCACTTTTTCAGCAAAAGTTGATGCCTTGCGTGGGTCATGTGTATCTAAGAAGAATTTGCGGATGCTTGGATAAGTTGCTTGCCACCATACGGTACCCTCAAGGGCATCCATAAAGGTATCTTCATCCCACTTCTCATCTTTAGCACGCTTAAGAAGAATATCAATCTCAGCCTTTTGTGTCTTATCTTCTAAAGATGCAAAGGTTGTGCGAAGGTATGAAACCCACAAATCTTTTATGTCTTGACCAGGAGTTGCTGGCGCAGGCGTAGGAGTTGGTGTAGGAGTTGGCTTTGGCTTTGGCGCTGGCTTTGGCGTTGGCTTATTTGGAGTTGCATCAACAGAATCTGGGATTCCATCGCCATCTGAATCTGCAGGCTTAGTATCCTTTTTAAGTGTTGGGTCAGGGCTTGCCGCATCAGCAGCATCATCAGCCTTACGAATTTTGTCACGGGCTTTTTGTGCAGCCTTTGCATCATTAAGCGCCTCAGCACGGGCTAAATCTTCCTCAGCCTCAGCCTTTGCTTTTTCAGCAGCAACCTTCTTAACCTTGTTGCGTTCTGCTGTTAATTCAGAATTTGCATCATTAAGTGCTTTACGCAACTGCTCAAGGTTTTTTTGTGCAGTCTTAAACTTAGCGCTACCAGGCTTTTCAGATTTAATAATTTGCTCATTTTGAGAAATGGCAATAGCAATTTTACGGATGCGCTCCTGTGGAGTTTCAGGTATTACGGTTCTGCGGTCAACCATTATCCTTGTGCCTCTCTTACATCTTGTGCAACGCGGTTGTAGATAGCATCCATATACTTATTTTCTTGACGAACAATAAATTCTCTGTCACCTTGAACCATGTCAACGATTGCCTGCTGACGACCAGTGGTGCCTGTCTCAGAACCTTGGCTAAAGAAAATATTGATTGCCTTAGACTTCTCAGCACCAACAGCATTGCGACCAAGGAGTTGCTGGTAAACAGACTGAACAACAGCCTCGGCATCTTGCTTGGTGTATGTAGGACCTTTGTTTGCAACATCGCCACCTAGACCTGCAGCCTGGGCTTTTTCGATTAAGTCTGCTAAATTGATACCACTTGATGGCGTACCTGTACCCGCAGGAGTTCCTGACTTTGTATCAGGCTTTGTATCTTTAGCCACTTACACCACCACCGTATCATTGATAAAATAACGATTCATAAATTCTTCAAACTCTGGGCTTTCTGCAATAAGTTGTGTGCGTACTTGGTCAAGTACAAATACAATATCTGCATTGCTTTTAGCCTCTAGCATGCGTGAGCCACCTGCTCGTTCACGCTGTTGTAGCAAGTTACCTAGTTGCTTACGGGCATCTAAGTACACAGCCATAGCCTTAACTACTGAACGATTGCCATTTTGTGCCATCCACTTTTTATCTGCCAAGGCTGTCTCAAGTACTTGCGCTCTGCGCTCATACTTGCCACGGTCTGGAGAAATGTATTCTGAGTACCAGTCAAGGTTATCCTCAGCCATCTGACGAAGCCATAGTTTCTTAGCAGCATTGACTGGCTTTAGGGCATCATCATTATCAGAAACGATTCCGTTCTGAATCTTGTAAGTGTTAATCTGACCCATCAATGAATTGAACTGTGTCCAACCACGCTTGATGTTTGCATCGCGTAGCAATTCTTCTGGGCTACGGTTCTGGCGGTAAGTGTTCTTTGAACCAGGGTATGCACCTTGACGGTACTGCCATTGGTATGCAGCCTGGCTAAATGTGTACTGACCATCAAAGTCATTAGCAAGGAAGCCAATAAGTTCTGGGTTGTCATTAGCCTCGGCATTAGCCATAAGGTTCTGGAACTTCTTAAGATTTCTAACAGTATCAATGTTAGCCTCAAGTCCACCTGGTGACTTAGATAGGCTTACAGTTGCCTCAAAGAAATCAGGGTACATCTCAAGGAACTTAGCCTCTGCTTCACCTGGACCATACTGAGTCATGAACTGACGGAATGTTTGTTGGTAGAAGTCAGTCTCTGGGCTAACTGCAACAGGCAATGAGATTGAACCCAATGCACGAAGCATAAAGAACTTGTTTGTCTTGTCTCTAATTTCATCCAGAGTTGGCTCGTCTGTGCGCTTACCGCTGTTAAAGTTGTAAGTCTCATAACGAAGCATCTGGTTGAATGTACGGACATATAGTTCATCCTGTGTCCACATAGTACGCAAGCGGCGTAGCGCTGCAGGTGTGAACAAGTCAAAAGCATTTTGCGGCTGACCAGCAGGGAACAGTGGTCGGAACGCATCCTCTAACTCTGGACGGTTGCGAACAATCAGATATGTTGGCAGTACAGCATAAGGACCAAATCCTGGGTTACCAGGCTGACCCTGTGTAATAACATCAAGAGATGAAAGCGGGATGCTTACGCTCTTAAATGAATTCTGCGCTACTTCTCGCCATGCCTTTGGAAGTGAATCAATAAAGCCTTGTGGCACTTGGATAACCAAGTTAGCCATGCCTTCTTCTGATAACTTCTTAGCATCTGTAATGCGATTGCCATCTTGGTCAATAACTGTTTGACCATTAACAATCTGTGCAATGACACGACCTGCAGTTGCTACGGCTGTTGGGTTCTCAGCAATGATGCCAGACCAACGCTTCATTGTATTTTCGTAGGCTGCGAAGAATGGGAACATCAACTGCATTACTTGGCTAGATGATGCACGGCTACGGCGAACAATGGTAAACAATGTACGCTCAACTTCACGGCGGGCTTCTTCACGAGCGCCACGGATGGCACGGTCAATTTCCTCAGCAGTTAACTTTTCAGTTCCCTTTGCTGCAGCCATTGCCTCAATATTGCCCTTGATACGCCTGTTGTATGTTGCTCTTACCAATGGGTGACGAGCAAATACATCTTCTGGCAGTGAGCCAAGGAAGCGCATAACACGGCGGTTAAAGGTATCAATCAGGCGTTCCTGGTCGCGGTACTCTTTACTTGTTGTAACAAGCAAGCCGTTAATCTCTGGAAGGCTCTCTGGGTTGCTACCGAATCTATCGCGCAACCAGTTCTGAACTTCTCCACCTGAGATGACTGCGCCATCTTCCTTGACTCGGCTGAGTACAAGTGCAGTTTCCTCATCTGGAATATAAACTTTAACTGCGCCACGAGTGATGTTAATCTTCTCAAGCAAGTCCTCGTCTAGTTCGCCACCCTTAAGGGCAGTAAATCCAAATGACTGGCGTGGTGTTGTGTAAGTATCGTTAGCGTACTTACGACCTTCAAAGTTACGAGTCATCCAACCAAGGATGTCCTCATCTGTATCACCGTCAAGAATCTTACGGACAACAGGGTCCATGATTCCTGTCTCAGGGTCACGGAAGTGCATGTTCAAAACATTTGCCCAGGCTTCAAAGTAGCGTGGGTCTGATGGCTTAACAGGGGCTACTGTACGAGCGCCAATGCCTGTTGTAAATGCCATCTCCTGAGTTGCAACCAGTGCGTTCCATGTGTCCTCGGCTGAGGTGCGACCCATGAACCATGATGCATCTTGGAATACTTCTGGAACATTGTACTTGTAACCGTTAGCCTCAATGTCCATGTAGCCATAACCTGTGCGCTGTTTAATTGCATTAGATTCAGCGCGAGTAATAGCAGCGCCAAGGCGCTCTGACATATCATCAAGGTGTGCATGTGAAAGTGTAAATAGTCGAGCAAGGTTTTCAGCAGCATCTTCTACGCCGTTGTTAATAGCAGCGTTAACATTGTCCTTGTTGTAGTAAGGAGAGATTGCATTGTTAGGACGGCGTGCTGCTTTCTTTGCAGCATGGCGTGCATCACGGCGCTCCTTTGGAGTAACCATTCTTGGCTCAAGACCAAGTTCTGGTAAATCTTCTGCTGCTTGAATTGCAGCGCGTTGTTCCATCTCTGCAACGCTGCGAGCAACTTCGCGCTTGCGACCTGCTGCATCAACAGACTCTGGCAATACGATGTATGAAACTCCGCCAGCACGCTTGTCATCAAGTACTACAGCGTTGCCGTAACCATTCTCACGAAGGTACTTATAGACAGGTGAGTTCTGGTCTTGCCAGCCCTTTGACTTGTTCCATGCGTTAAATTCAGAAGCCTTGTTATTAAACAAAGCGCGTACATCCATTGGCAATTCGCTCCAACGGGTCATGAACAATGATGGTCCATAGACACGGATTGGCTGAACATTACCTTGAGAGTAGTTAACTCTGAACACTGGTCGGCGAGTCCAGTCTTTAAATAGAACAGTCTCTAAGTCATCTGACTCTGTAGCAAGAACCAATGTTCTGTAATCAATAGAGTTGACCTTACGCCATTTTCCAGCACGGTCCTTAATTTCAACCAATCTGCCAGCGTTAACAGCATCAATCATGTCTGTTTGCAATGCAATCATTGCCTCATCTTGCATGGCTCCACGCTTTTCAGCATAGGTAGCAGATGATAAAGCCTTTTTATACGCAGCATTTGCTTCTGTAAGAGTTTGCTTAAGTAATGGAATGTCCCATTGCGTTTCGCCAGTTTTTGCTAAATCACGCTCAGCCTTGGCAATGTTCTTTTGAATTTCATTTACTTTAGCGTAAGCAACCTCAGCATCTACATTTCCTAACTTTCCTGGCTTGCCAGTCTTAGTTGGTATGTACTGCTCAATGGAAAAAATTTGCCCACCTTCTGCGTAACGGCGAGCAATAGCAGGTGATGCTGACATCGCAATAGAGCGAGATTCGTCAAGTTTAAATGCACCAGTTGCTGAGCCATGGTAGAGAGTGATTGATTCTAAATCTGCAAGTACACCCTTAAGTGTACGAACTTCATCTTCAACAGTAAGCGGACCAACGCCTGGAGTAAAGCGTTGCTTAAATGCATCACGCTCTAGTTCACCAATGCGTGTCGAGATAGCCTTAGCAAGTTGCTTACGGCTCATGTCAACGGCACGCAGTTTGTCAACCTCTGACATAAATGCATATTGCAAAGTTGGCACATCATCAATACGACCAGCGTTAATGTTTACCTGGTCAATTAGGCGAGTAAAGCCAACCTGACGGTTTTTAAAGAATCGTCCAACTGCATCCTTGCCACCTGCTGCAACCATCGCTGGCATAGCAAATCCCTTAGCCAACATAGATAGTTGTGCTTCGGTAATGTTACGAACGGTGTAACCAAGGCGCATAAGAACAGAAGTCTTAAAGATGTCATTGATAGTACCAAGGGCTGCAAGTCCCTTGTCTGTACGCATAGTTAAATCTTGAACATCAATGCCATCAAGCAACCCTGGAAGGATTCCTTCGTGTGCTTTGATAGCACGGGCTAACTTACGCATGTCTGCGATAATTACAAAGTTTGCAGACTCGCGCTGTAACACTGGCGATACTGCATTGATAACTTGACCATTCTCAAGATATGAGACGAATCCTTGGTCGCGGTGTGCCTTAATACGAGAAGCACGGCGGTAATCAAAGATTGCATAAAGGCTATCAACAGTTGCCTGGTCGTAATTAGGAAAGAGAACAGAAAGCGCTTCTTTCTCAGCACGCTGGATAACTCCATTGCGCTCGCCTGCAGAGGCTGCACCTAAATACTGGTCAGCATAATATGCTGCTCGTGCGCCGAAGCCACCCTTAGATAGGTTATTAACCTCACCTAAGAAAGCATTAAACTCTGTGTATGAATCGCCATCGTTGACATTGAATACACCGCTTGGCATTTCATCTTTAAAGTAGTTAACTACCTTGATAATTGGGTGCAGGCTTGTCTTTTGTATTAAGACAGATTCTGGTTCTGCAAATGTACGGGCAGCCTTAGCCTTAGACTTCTGAGCAAGTTTGCCTTCCCAAGGTCCACGGCTGAAACCATACTTAAACTGTCCACCAGTTTGTACTGTCTCAAGTGCTACGCGGAATCGGTCATCTTCGGTACTAGCCCGTGAAATGTAGCCTTGTAAAACTTCATTGTACTTAGGCGAAGTAATCATGTCGCCTTCTGACTTACCCTCAAGAAGCATGCGGTGTGGGTGTGGCACATCGTTCATTGCATCAATGACTAAGCCAGCCTCATCATCCACATCTACAATCTTTGAGATTGCATCTGTGTCTTTAAACATAACTGCACGGAAAGTATCTACTACTTCTTGGTCAGTTGTTGCGCGACCAAACAGATACGCCATGGCATCTGGGTTAGTTACTTTCTTTTTGCGCCAGTACTCATACTGTTCTCTAGCGCCTGAGTTAGCCAAGAACTTAATATCTGCAACTGCTTCGCCTTCGCCATCGAGTGCTTTTACTAGCAAACCATCAAGGCGTTCCTCTGTCATTGCAAACTTACCAAATACTGCACGAGCAGTTTTGCCAGAGATTGTATCTAGCATCGGAGCCTTAGCAGCAATGACTGCACCCTTGCCAATGAAACCTGTAAAGGTCAATGGGTCAATGATTGTTGATGCGGTGATGTCTTGAATACCTGAAAGAAACTTTCCTGTGTACTGATTCTTAAATGCAGTCTCACGGTCTGTTGGGTCAAACAGGTCAAAGCCAGCAGATAAAAACTTTAGGTTGTTATCTGTCCAGTCTTGTAACCATCCTGACTTATCACCAGAATTTTTACCAGGAGAAAGAATAGAAAGAGTCGCCTGACCAAGGCTGATGTTTTCTTTTTCGCGTTCAACGCGTGCTGTGTAGTCGGAGTATGACTCATTCTGATTCTTAAACTTGTTGTACATAAAAGGTTGGTCAAGGATTGTCTCAACACCTTCACGGCGTACCTTGCCACCTAATTCGTATGATGCTTCACCTACTGCAAGTAAACCGCCAACGGCAGCACGAACAGGTGTAGTTGAAACCTTGATTGTATTCTTAGCAAGGTTAATGCCATCTACATACCACGGGTCATCGTTAGAACCCGCAGTTGCTAAATCTTTAAATAGTCCAGGCAATCCAGTAAAGTCAACTGCTGACTTTGCCATCTTACCTAAGTTTTCAATCCAACTCACTACTGAGCCTGACCGTCTAGTTGACTACGAATGTAGCGGTACCAGTTGCGAGTTGCGTTAGATGCATTTGGTGATTCAGCAACCTTTGCATAGAAAGGCATATAAGCAGCGAGCGCAGCAATATCTTCATTGTTTTGCGCTGCAAGCATGCTTGGTGCTGCCATGATTTCTTCACCTGCGTTAGGTCCCAAGGCTGCGCCTGTATCTACTCCTTCTTCTGGGTAGAGTGTTCGAGCATCGAGAGGAACAATATCGCCAGTTGGAATCTTAGGTACAACAGGATTGCCTCTATTTGGCAACTGTACGCCAGACTTTGACACTGGGGCTTGAGTTTGAAGTTCATAAAAATCTCCTGCGTTGTCAATACCTGCAACATATTGTGCTGCTTGTCCGCTTGAACCGTCTCCACCTGTAGCGGATACTTTAAAATTCTTATTTGCTTCTACTGCCATGATAACCCCAATGCTAAATTAGCGTATTGAAAAATTGGTGAGCCTTTTAATGTCAAATGCTCAGGACTGTTTGATGTGTTAATCGCGGTTATCAACCCATTAACTCTGCGTTTTCGGCAGCCGACTGTTTAATTACTTGTTCTTTGAACCGCGTGTACCTGATGGCTGTGCAGTCTGAAAGACCTTACCTCCCTTAGAGGATGCCTTCTTTGCTGTCATTGGCTTCTGGTAGTTAGGCTTTCCTGCTGAACCCTGGTTAGCAGGCTTCTTGCTGTAGCCCTTCTTAAGTGCTGATGCTTTTTTCATTTTTTCACCTCCTTACACTGGTACTCGTCTGATGAGGGATGCCTGCAAATTAGGTTCGCCTCGTGCTGTTAAACTTGCTAGTAAGGATTGAACATCTGGTCTGCCACCTGGAGCAATCTGTCCTGGTGCCACACCTGTCATACGACCTGTTGGGCTTAGTCCTTCTGGAAGTTGCCCCTCACCTGGAGGGACCGCGCCTGCTTGCCCAAGTATCTCAGGACTTACACCATCAGGGGTCATCGCACCAGGTGGGGGATTCTGTGGTTTAAACGCATCAGAAACCGCAACCTCGATAGAGGTTCCCTTCTGGCGTGCATTGATAACGGATGAAAGTTTGTAAAGAATGTCAGATGGGTCTTGACCTTGAGATGCAAGGGCTGGAATAGCCTGTGCATAAGAAGCAATAGCCTGCTTCATAGCATCGCGTAGTTCTTCTGTGTCAACCTTTTCTTCTTCTTGTGTTGCATTGAAGGAGAATGGCATTTGACGGCGAAGGAAGTCGCGTGAAATCAACTTGTCACCGCGTGCTTGTAGTCCAAAGACCAAAGCGCGGTTAGGGTCAAGTCCAGCCATCAAACCATACTGAACATCAACAGTGTAATCACCATCAATATCGCGCATTGGCTTGTACTTAATGTTGTAAGGAGTACCGTTGCGTGTACCGCGTAGGTTCTTCTCTACATTACCAAAAATCTTTTCATCAACTTTGAGTGCAAGGCTGATAAGTTCTACGAAAGCACGAGCAAACATTGCATGTGCTGTCTTAATCTGTGTGTCAAAGCCACCCATAAGTGCCTGAACACCACGACCTGTGATGATTGAAGCATCAATGTTACCTGTGCGAGACTCTGGATAGCGTGAGCCTAGGCGTAATTCGCCTTCAAGTACCTGTTGCTGTGCAAATGTTCCACCAGGAATCTCAATAGATACACGGCGTACATCTTGTGGGCGCTCAGTTTGAATAACTGCATCTGGACCAAGTGCTAAATCGCTAACATCGCGTGGCACAACGATAGGTGCCTGTACTGCTTTAGTCGCAGCCTCAAGAGAAAGCAACGCATAGCGTGCCTTTGCTACCTGAATTGCTAGAACATCATCAAACTGTCCGCGTGATTGTGAATCAAGTGATGGTCGCTGTACAACACGAACCATAACCTCACCAAGAGCGTTGGCTGCACGGTCAATAACAAGGTTGTTGCGTGATGGGATGAACAAAACATCCTGGTCTTTGTCATGATAACGAACAATCTCAAGTACAGAGGTTGTTGTGTTCTCATCTTTGTCAAAAATAATGTGGGCATACTCTGGGTATGCAGCCATTAACTCTGATACTGGCTTCTCAATGCGTTGGTAGAAGTACTGAACTCGACCAAAGCGGTCAATCATTGGGTATGAACCGTATGAATCTAAGAAACGGATGCGTGGCATCTGTGCTTCTAGGTCATACTCTACTTGTGCAGGTACGAATCCGTAGGTTACATAGCGGTCTGCCGCTGTAAACATCTGAGTTTGAATATCGGAGAAGTCAACAATGCCGTTGACAATCTCCTCGCGCTTATCTGCCTTCTTGCGTTCCTTCTCAGAAACCATAGTAGGTGAGTTGCAGTTAAACGCAGGCATAGGAGCAATGACTTCTGATAAGTCACGCGCTGAAATGTCCACCATGTTTGCCACGATTGGGTTCTCGAAAGGACCATCTGGGAATAAGTCAGGGTACACATCGCGCATGCGACCTTTACGAACTAGGAGGACATCTTCCATGCGACTATCGCGCTCAGCAAATGCTTGTTTGATAATGAGGAAGTTATTCTTAATTTCATCTACAGTTAGAATCGCACCCACCTCCAGTTCTATGAATAGTTGTAGTCATTTAAATTAACGGTTATTTGTCTTGATTCGTCATACTTTGTATGAAACATATTCATACGATTGTGTGACTTGAAAAAATTTGTAGCACTTGCTAGACGGTCACGCACACCAAGTTCAGCAAACCAGAAAGCCATGACGGTATCTGTCTTTTGTGACTTAGGTGCATCTGGATACCAGGTGACGAGTTGTTCGATTAGTGTCTTAATACCTTCTGATGCATGCGTTGATGGAAACTCAATCAGAGCCTTGCCATCTTCCCATCCGTAAAAGAGGGTCGTCAGGGATGCAACTCCGAAGTTGGTGTCCCATTTATTTTGACCCGTATGATGTTCGCGTAAAATTGCACCCCGTGACGACAGGTATTCCCGTACCTCACGGTCCTGAGTCAACATCGTTTGGAAAGCATTTTTCTCAACACGCCACTCAGAAATTTTATATTTGTCCGTCCAACCCTTAATGAGTTCACGAATCTCATCTGGCTTCATTGCAGCCTTGTTAGATACATCCAGAAGATAACGCTTCTGTGTAGATACATCTATAGCAAGACAGACGGCAGCGGTATAACCAGAGCCTGCTGGGTCTAGTCCTGCTACAACAATCAATCCATCCATACCGTTGTAACGCACACCGTTCTTACCCCTTGGAATAATTCCAAAGTTACGAGCGCCATTGATAACACCCTTAACTGCTGTGGTAGGAAATGCTGCATCTTCATGGACTTGCTGTTGCTGGTAAACCATTGCCCAAAGATTTGGGGAGATACGACTTCGCTTTTTGTTTAAGGCAGGTCCAGTCCACTTGTCATACAGCCCGTTCTCGTCAGGTTCTCCATTACCAGATACGGGTGGTATGTTGGTCTTAGCCCAGAGGGTTACCCATTTCTCAGGGTCCTCGTCAAATTCTAAAACTGCAGGTTGTGCAAAGTATGTCCATGGGGAAGTCTCATCTGGGTAGCGTGCTTCATCACGCAGTTCAGAGTAGAGGTCCTTGGGACGAAGGCGGGTACCAATAACCAGTAGGCGACCACCATCGTTGTCAATACGGGACATAACTTCCGACTGAATCCAGTCAATCTGTCGTTCGTATTCATGGGCGTTGGTATGGTCAACACAGTCGTCCATGATGATTAAGTCAGCACGAGCGCCGTAGATATGACCACGGATACCGATAGCCTGGACTGTAGGGTCCTTTTCGCCAGAGTCGCGAGACTCAGAGGATAGATAAATTAAATCCTGTTTCCATGAATCAGACCCTTTTTGAAAACCGCCTGGAGGTCCAAAGGTTAATTGGAGGTCCTGGTACTTAGGATGTGTCAGTCTGTTTTTGATGGATAACAGGAATTTTTGTGCCATAGCCTGTGTCTTAGACACAACCATGATTCTGATATTAGGGTTCTGGCAAATCCGATAGACCGCATAGTTGACCGTAATAGTCGTGGACTTTGCGTGTTCTGGTGGGGTATTGATAATAATCAAGTCAGGGGACCCAGGTTCATGGGTAATGGCAGGATGGACATCCGAAGGTTCTCTACCCTCTAATAAGTCAATCCAATGCTCCTGATGTTTAAATACCCTAGTGCCTAAAAATTTTTCTGAAAACTCAGGGAAGGGTGGTACTTCCCCTCTAGCCCCATTGATTTCTCCACGGGCGGTCATACTACGGACTTTATCTACCTGGGTTGAGAACTCCTGGTCAACCTTACGGTAGTATTCATAGGTCTTAACACTTCGTCCTACGGCATCCATCGCCCGTTGGACAGAGTACCCCTCCATTAGGAATTCGATAATTTGCCTTTTGATGGCATCGCTCTTATGGCTTGCTGCTGTAACTCTTTTTCTGTCCATAGGCATACCGAAACGAAAATATGGAAGTTTCGGGCTTATCTCCTAACCGAAGGCGTAGTCTAAACGAAGCCGAAGGTTAGGGCTTCCTTTAGGGTGCGACCCCAAGGGTCGCTGCTAGTGTGTAGAGAGGCTCCGATAATTTCGCCTCTCACTATACTATAGGTGTCCAAAAGGTCCTTAGCGGACACTTTTGTCCAAAGTATTTTTAATATATTTTTGCCTGCGGCAAAAGTGCTGGTCAGAGGCTTATGTGACCCCAGAACTATCAAAGTTATGTGGGTAGATACACATACACATACACACCACGGATTTAACAATCCTGGGGTGAAGCATGCACGCTCACTCACTTACTTTCAAGGCTAGGCGGACAGGGCTTGCAGGTGATGCATTGCAATGCGAACAGGGCTAGGACAGGGCAGGGCTTTAACTCTTGCAATCGCTCCCCCTTAATCCCCCGCATCCCCCCGCATGCTTGCCCCCCGCTTGCTCACGCTCACGCTTGCCGTCTCACATGTTGAGACACCTAGCCCCCTCACGCTCGCGGTGTGATGTTCATCACATTTTGAGGATTGAGCGTGTTAGGTGCTTGACACCGCATGAATCACGCCTGTACCTTTCGGGTATTAAGTCAAGGCGACTTAAGACATGACAGGAGATAAGACCATGACAGCATCAACAGCAGGCAAGACAGCAGGCAAGGCAAGCAAGGCGGAGGCACTTAGCACCATCACCCGCGCCCTTGAGCAGGCTCACGACATCATCAAAACCGAGACAGGCGCACCTCGTGCAACTCTGCTTGTGACTCGCGACCTCAAGGGCAAGAAGGGACATTTCACCCCTTACACACCATGGCAGAACGGCGAAGAATCCTTTAACGAAATCGCCTTTAACCTTGAGCACTTTACGACACCAGAAGAACTATTGAGCACCTTGTTGCATGAGGTGGCGCACTCAATGAATCACATGAACGGAATCGAAGATTGTTCTTCGAATCAATATCACAATGTTAAATTCAAGACTCAGGCGGAGGCGTTAGGTCTTAAGACCATCGAAATCAAGGGCAAGGGACACGCTGCAACAGAACTAACCGAACTAGGCGCGAAGCGCTGGAAGAAGGCGCTCACGATTCTAACGAACGCGTTCGACATCACCGCCCTAGGAGGCGAACAGGCGAAGAAGAAGGGACGAAATACGAACCTCCTCAAGGCTCAATGCCCATGTGAGCAGGTAATCCGCGCCTCTCGTGGCGTGATTGAGGCGGGCGTATCGTGCGACATGTGCGGAGGGAGATTTAACGAGGCTTAAGACTTAAGACAGCCCCCGCACCTAAAGCAGGCGCAGGCTCACGACCTAGCGGGGGCACGAGTTAGAGAGAAAGTCTCTCTGACTTAAGACATAACGAAAGCGACAGGAGACAGGCAAAATGTTGGTGAAAGTTTATGCAGAGATTTTTTATTCTGTGGATGGTCATAACTGGTCAGAGGTTGAGGGCTTTCTCAATGAGGCAGACTTCTCAGGATACCTTAAGCGGAACCACGACCGAATCAGAAAGTTCAAGCGAATCAAGAAAGTCATGGCTTAAGACAGAAGAAAAAATGTGAGGTAACTCACAGCCCTAAATCCTTGACAGGGGGCGCGTGTTCACGACACGATTAGGGCACGACATGAAGCGGGAAATCCTCGCTCATGTATTAAGACAGGAGATAGAAAGATGGCAACAAGAAGCACGATAGGTATTAAGTCAGAAGATGGCACAGTCAAAGCGATTTACTGCCATTGGGACGGATATCCTGCGGGGGTAGGTCTGGGCTTGATTGAGAACTATAACAGCAAGGCACAGGCAGAGGCGCTTATCGCCCTTGGCGGATTCTCCTCACTCATGGAGACACTAGAGGAGACAAAGGCTGGAGCCTATGGCACCGAAAGCGACAGCGCCCGCACATTTACAGGTGAGAAAGACTGGTTCGAGAACTTCAACGCGGGCGAGGAGTACTTCTACCTATACACAGAGGGCACAGGATGGCTTTACTCACAGGGTGGCAACTGGTCAGGTATTAAGACAGAAAGCGAGGTCGCATAATGCAAGGCACATGCGATGACTGCGAAAGCGTTACCCGTATCGCACTCACCCCTTACGGCACCCGATTTATGGCAGAGATTGCATGCCCTAAGTGCGGTGTGTCTTACGACACAAACTTAGATGATGCAGACATGAGAAAGGTTAGTGCTTAAGACATGAAAATCACTTACGAAATCTACAGCAAGCGCGGAAGTTTCTCAGGCTTGAACACCACCGACAGCATGGAAAAGATGGCACAAATCAAAGCCATGCTTGAGGCTAACAAGCAAGCCTGCACCATCGTGAAGATTACAGAGGAGGTGTGACTTAAGACATGACAATAAAATGTTGGAGTTGTGATTCTTTACTTAATACAGAAGAAGGCTATCACCTCGTAATGGGAGCGCCAACCTGCTCAGATTGTGAGGATTAAAACTTAAGACAGAAAGAAAACATGTGATGAAAATCACAGCCTCAAATCTTGGAGAAAGCGCGGTGTTCATGGCACCATTGAGGCACTGGTAACAATCCCGTTACCTACAAGAACAGGAGATGCACCAAATGAAGCGAGCCGAACTAATCATCGGAAAGAACTACTACATGCACGAATCTGCCAACTGGAGAGACAAGCATTGGGTGGAGGAATCTTACGCAAAGACTGCGGAAAGATTAAAGTTCTACAAAGTAACCATCATCGAGACACAACTTAAGACAGATTTTGACAAGTCACGGCGCACCCGTGATGTCTTAATACAGAATTACAAAGGCGAACTCAAGTGGGTAGCCCTCAATCACATCCGTTGCACATTTATTGAAGCGGTCAAGATGACAACAGATGACCGCAGACAGCGCAAAGGCTATGACGACCCAGGCAACCGCTATGCCCGCCACCTACAACGCAAGTTTGCCCGCGAGCAATACACCCCTGCACTCAAGACTTTAATGACAGAGATTTCACGAGTGACAGGCGAGCAAGTTTATTCATGGGAAAAGTTTGAGAGTTTAGACATCAAGACAATTCAGATTCTAACTCAAGCAATCTCAGGTATTAAGACAGAACTAACAGCGGTGGCATCATGACCGAGACTATCTGCGGAGACTGTCTAATCCCACTCAACCAATGCCAACATGCCAAGGAGTACAAGCGATGAAACTCACACGCCGAGGCAAGCAGGTCAGAGCCGTAGTTATTTATGTCTTAATACTCAGCGCGTTCTATGCATGGACAGTTTCACTAGGAGTCTGGGAGATTCCTGAGTCATGCTTAGTCGAGCAAGTCGGGTGTCCTGCTGGTCATCCTCTGCCTTAAGACATAATGTGACCAACATCACATGCAAAATGCTTGACACCGCATAGGTGGCGAGAGTTAAATACAACTACCAACTACAGACAGGAGAAACACAATGAGATACGAATCAAAAGATGGCAAGTACTACATGCATGGTGAGTACTCAGGAGGCAACTCAAAGAAACGCTACTCAATCGGTATGCACACCGACCAAGGTGACCAGCACATCGAAGATGTATTGGGATACAGAGAAGCCAAAGCATACTTAAAACAATTACTACTTAAGACAGGAGAAAAATAATGGCAACATGGACACACAGCAACGGCGACATCATCGTCACCGAAAGCACCACATACACAGTCACTCGCAACGGCGTGACTCTTACTACAAATGTAGAGCGCTGGACTACCAGTGCCGAGCAATGGATAGCCAACGACATCAAGGCTGGCTACTACACAGGGTTCGTACTTAAGACAGGAGATAACTAACATGCCACTACCAGAACACACACTAGAAGCATTAACCAACGGCGCTAACAACATGTCTTTCAATGAGAACGGAGAGATGACCAGCGCAAGCGGGTCAGGCGTGGACTTGTATGTCCTCTTGTCTCTTGTCTCATGGATTAAGTTAGAACTTAAGACAGGTATGAAGATGACCCGTCATGGAAGCACGCTTAAGAAGGCTAACGAAATGCTGGGTACAAACTACAAGCGCAAGCAACAGGCACTTGACCACCTTGAAGCACTGCTCTCAGTACTTAAGACAGAGGAGGCAAAGTAATGGCTAAAGATTACACAACTTATTGGTATGTATGCACCTCATGCGATACCTCAATGGAGGTAACGACAAGACGAACAGTTAATCGTGCGCCTCAATGCACATGCAAGCACAGCCATGTAGTGCTATGCCAAACCAGCCCTGCTATCAAGAAAGATGTGGCTTAAGACATGAAAGATAAATGGTTACTTACGATTGAGGTAGATACCTATGACGGCGACCCTCGCACATGGGATTGGAATCACCCTGAGTTTAAGTTCGATGACTCAACAGTTAAAGTTCTTACATCAGAGTTCAAGGGGCGAGTGCTACCTAATGAATGATAAAGAACTTAAGAGATTACACAGCGCAATAAAGAGAGCAAGGTCACAGCGAAATGCCACGACTAATAACGAGGACTTCGACTACTGGCATGGCATAATGGAACATCACCTAGAAATACTGGGTGTATTACTTAAGACAGGAGAAAAGAAATGAACCACACAATTACAACTGGGGCTATGAGCAAGTCAGTCACAGCCTACGACAAGGACTTCGACCTCACCATTGATGGCGTAGAGATGCGAGTTATCCTGCATTGGGATGACCACGATGGCTTCGAGACTACATGGCTGGACAAGGAAGGTAGATTCATTACATCACCTGACTGGCTTGATAAGGTAGAAGATTTCTGTCTTAAGTTAGATGGCACAGAACCACACAGCAAGGTGTCGCTATGATAATCATGGAGTGCAGAAGTTGTGGTGCCACAGTAGAGAATCCAAAGACTATGAACTACATGACCGAACGCTGTACGCCTTGTGAATTAAGACACAGGGAACTAGCCAACCGCGCTATTGATACATACCTTGACAGCATACGAGAGCAGGAGTTAAACAAATGAAAAGCATCCACCCTCATGCACGCATCTGGATTGCAACTGCCGTAGGTCTAGCCGTAGCGCTGGTAGTTACACAGCCTACAGTCTTGACACATCATCCAGAAGGTAGAGTCATTGCCCACTACGAGAACGACTACCAACGCTATGCCATTGATGAACTGACCAAGCAGGACAAACTTGAACAGTGGTCTTGCTTGTATGAACTATGGAAACGCGAGTCAAACTGGCGACCAAAAGCCAAGAACAAAACATCTAGTGCCATGGGTATTCCACAGTTACTGGACAGTACATGGGAGAACATCGGTCTTAAGCCAACCTGGAATGGCAGGAAGCAGATTGATGCTGGGCTTGTCTATCTGGAACACAGATACGGCAAGTCAGGCAACAACATCTGCCGAGCATACGCTCATCACCTTGCCAAGGGTTGGTATTAAGACATGAAGCCTGAGTACCATGAAATTATGGGCGTAAGAATAATGGGCAAGCGCCATGGCAAAACCATCACCCGTTATTTCTTAAGATACAACCCAAGAATTATGAGCAAGGGTAAGTGCCGAGGCATAGACACCGAAGTATTTTACCCACCAAAGGACTTGTTCACACGCGATGAGGAGCGCATGATTGACAAGATGTGTTCCGACTGTCCGATAAAGCAGGCGTGCCTGGAGTGGGGCTTAGCCCATGAAAGGTACGGAGTATGGGGTGGCACCACACCTGCGATGCGTACCCGTCTGCGTAGTCGTGTCGGTTGGGATGTGACAGACCCAAACAATAACCCTGTGTTATGATTGTCTAGCACATAAGCGATAAGTTTATGTGCATAGAAAAGCCCAGCGATTCTCTCCTGTCTCGCTGGGTTTCTCTATGTATTAAGCCAGGTCAAGTTCCTTAGCAAGCATAAACACTTCATCACTTAAGTCATCAAGAGTTCCATCGTTATAGATAACATGATTGAACATGTAGTTATCCATTGCATGCTCTGATGGGTGTCCATTGACAGCGCTATGGTTGTGGCGATTGATGCGCCAGACAGTACCACCAAGATTCTTGATTGCTTGTGCCTCATTAGGAAAGCGCACATCAGATACAACAACTTTATCTTCTGACTTAATACCTGACAATGCAATCTTAATCCAGAAGTCATCACCAAACATCTTGCGCCCAACATCTGTACCTAGTACCTGCAATAGACGGCGCACCTCTGGGTCACGCTTAGTTACATCCCAGCCATAGTCATCAACACGATGGGCTATGTGTGTGATGCTATCCAACTTAGGATTCAATCTCAGTAAAGCCTCACGCATAGGGTCAGCGAAAGCGATACGGCGATAGCCGTAATTAAGACACAACAATTCTGCCGTGCTGTCCTTGCCTGATTGTGCGTATCCACTTAGTCCAATAATCATAAGTCCCCCATCGCTAACTTAATCAACACGATTAAAAGTACAAACTCAATCAATACTATAATCCGTATTAGTTTCTTCTTAGTCATTGTTCCTTACTTCCTCTCGTGCTTGTGCATTACTGCGCTTGCGCCTGTTCCATACTGGTTGCTCTCCACCAAGTCTGTCTTGTAACTTAGTCAATGCACGCTTGACTCTCTTACGCATTGCTTCTTCTGTTGTGCCGTAAACCTCAGCCAATGCACCTAACTCCATACCACCTGCGTGATAGCGCATCTTAAGTAAGTCTCTATCTGCTTCTGATAGTTTCTCCAGCCCAGCCATAACATCTGATAGCAACGCCATGCGATTGCCACCCTCACTTGGCTTGCTTGAGCGAGTAACAAATTCATTACTTAAGTCAGGAGTATCTGACCATCCTTCGTGTGTCCACACATCACGCAATAGTTCATGCAATACCTCGTGTGAATAATAGAAAGTATCTGACATAGGAGAACGCGATGTTCTCTGTCTCTCCTTAGCCACATACTTCTGTGCTTCATTGAAGAAAGTCTTACGCAACTTGTACTTAAGACTCTCCTCCTGTTGCCACTGTTCTATCTTGTGCCAATGTTCCAACGCCCACAAAGATAGGTGTTGGTACATGTCATCAGTAGTTACTAGCCCACGATGGATGCGACCTGAACGAGAGGCTATCTGTCTTGCGACAGAATAAATCACATCCCATACTTCGTCTTGCTTATCCATCTACTGTTTCCACCTTCTCATTCTTTAACTTCCGCATTGCCGTGAGTAAATCATCTACTGTTATGAGGTATCCCTTACTCTTATTCGGGGGTATCTCACATGTAATCTCACGCCCAAACTCTTTGATGGCATACAACACATGGCTTGTAGGTACCATGAGTACACCTTGTTCCAATACAAACGCCCAGTAAGCAGCCTCAGTAACCATAATACCTGATGGCTCCCATGATTTAGACTTCATGTACCAGCACTCAACTTCAATGTAAAGATTGTTAGTAACCCACCACTTGCGGTCACGCTTAACCTCTACAGTCTTGCCTTCGGTAAGGAGTTCTTCTACTAACTTCTCACCCTTTCTGCCGTACCCAAAATCTAAATCAAAACTGGAATTTTTAACCATGTCTTAAGACCCAACGCGTTTGCGTAAGCCTTCTGCCCCTTCTTGTAGGTAAACATCATTGACATCACAGTTGTCTGGCATGAACACAGGGAACACATTGTCTAACTCTCGTGTTATGTTCTTCGCCATCTCTCTACCTGCATTGTCACCATCACAGAACAACATAATCTTTTCCCAGTCAGCCAATACCCGTGAGTAGAATGGCTTCCAGTTATTAGCACCTGGCAACCCGACTGCTGCGAACCCTACTTGTGTTGCGATAATTGTATCAATCTCTCCCTCACAAATTACGAGAACATCAGCATCAGTTTGTAATGCCATGACATTGAAGATGTGTGTGGTTGCACCAGGGCGAGAGAGATACTTCGGTCCACTGTCATTGCTTAAACTGCGGAAGCGTATGTCAATGACACCCGATGGTGTGATGTAAGGGATAGCCAACTTACCTGAGTAAGGTTCATGTCCCGTCTCAGGATTCGCCACGAAGCCGAGGCGGAACATACGCGCCGTTGCTTCCGTTATACCGCGACTCTCCAGATACGGAAGAACCTCTGCTAGGCTTTGCTCGTAGTTCTCCGTGGCTTTCGCCAGTAATTCTCTCTGCGATTTTGACAGCCTCGCCATACTTGACTCCTTCTTTCTTCATAATCAATGAGTACACATCTCCTGCCATGTCACAGGCGAAACATCTAAAGCCACCCTTATCAATGTTGAGTCGGGCTGACTTAACTTTGTCATTGTGAAAGGCACAGCGGACTGTTACCCATCCAGTTCTGACAGGTATAGTAAATCCGTAATGCTCTAAGACTTTAACGATGTCATGCTTAGAGTTTTGGGAGGACATTGCTGAGCCTTTGAACAACATAAGCATCACCTGTTCCCTTGTTACTTGCCTTGATAATTACCAATGGTGATGGTGCTAGTAGTAATCTCTTTGACAAGCGGTAATTCTCTGCTTCAATATCTGCCTCACGCAACCAACCTGATAGGTCAATGCGACCATCACGCCGTGGTGCCTTGGCTTCAATGACATAAGAATCATTTGCTGTCTTAAGAAAGACATCTCCAATGTCGTTACGCCCAGCGCGAGGTAGGCGTTGTGCTTCGTAATCTAACTCAACAAAGAAGTCTGCCAGGTCTATCTCCCAGCCTGCACCTCTACGCTTGTTGGCTATTTGCTGATTGCTCACGCTCTCTCCTTTCGGCTATCTCTACTGATGCCCAGTACAGGTTGTAGTACCCATCATCTAAAGCAAAGCGCTTCATGTGCTTGACTAAGGCTGATGTATTTGCATAGACTTGTATGCCTGCTGCTTTAACCTTGCGGAAGAAGGCGATGTCCTCACCAATGAACTGCTCACCGCTTGCGCTGTTCTCAGCAAATACAAAGTCTGTCTCACCAAACTTGTCATGCAATGCTTTGATAACAGACTTATGCATTAAGACCAAACCTAAGCCAGCGCTGTCAACCTTGATGACTTGATTGCGTGGCAGTGGGTGGTGATGTTTAATCTGATACTCGTTCTCACCCTCATCAAAGATAGCAGGCATAGGTTGCATCAGTGTGTTCTCCATCTGCTTAGAGATAAAGTACACGCCACTTACAACTGGACGAGCAATCTTGTCAGCGGTATCCCATAGAGCCTTGACAACCTCCTTGGTAAGTACGATGTCAGAGTCAACCCATAGCGCCCAGTCAGTACCCACCTTATTCCACATCTCAAAGGCAGCCTGTCGTTGGCGTGCAATCTGGTTACCCTGCACACGAATAGCATTGTGGAATGGAACATCACCAGTGATGATGCTATACACCAAGCCCTCTGTGAACTTGCCATCTGTGTTTCCATTGTCACACCAGATAACAGATAATGTTTCTTTATTACTATGCGCCATTTTCAAACACCTTTTCTGATTGGTCGAGTACTTCCATTGAACCTTCGGCTAAGTCTTTCCATGAGTCAGCCATGATTTTCAGGTTGATTCCGACTTGTTCTGTACATTCTGGTCCGTGGTTGTCGAGGAGGTGTTGAGCCATTTGGCTAACATAATCAGCAAACTGTAAGCACTCCAGCCATACTGCGGAAGGGTCGAAGATTTTTCTTGTCGCCTCATCAATATGTTCCATAAACTCTGGAAGTTCACTGAGTATTGTCTCCTTCATTTGAGGTGTTAACTTTGCTTTCATCACTGCTTCCGTCAACATCTCTGGTGTAAGCGACAACTCCTTCATTAAGGAGTGTTGTGTACTCATCCTCTGATAGGTCTTTGAGGTTACCCGTTTCTTCTTCCTGCCAAACATAAGACTTCCACCCTACTGTCCATGAAAAATTCTTTGGTATGTATTTCAACTGCGCTTGTATGTCATCGAATAGTGTCTTAGTTGGCACAGATAATTCCTCTGCTGAGGCACTACCTTTTATGTCACCGTGATTTTCAACTACTCTTAGTTGCCATTTATTCATTGTTGTATTAAGTCCAAAATCTGCATACTTGCAGGGTCGTAGGACAACCACACAGGTGAGCCACCCATGGCATCGGCTGGTCCGTATCTATTTTTAACTGCACACACACCCATAGATGCTATCTGTCCGTGTACTGTGAGTATCAAAGAAGGAGTCTGGGCAATCTTTCCATGCAACGCAGAGCGTGGCGGGCAAGGATTACCAGGAACACCTTCACTGGTGTGATGGCAAACGACAACTGCAGCGCCAGTATCTCTAGCCCACCACTTGAGTTCACGCATGAGTGTGCGTAGTCCGCCGTACTCATCCTGTCCATCAATGGTTACATCAACTGCGTTGTCAAGAACAATCAGTTCAACATCTCTACCTAAACGCTCACGACTTGCAAGGACTGCATCCTCTACATCTTTAAGCGAAGGTGCTGAATCAAACTCCCAAAGGATGTGGTCGGCAGACTTAAGCATCTGCCCTGCCCACTCCCTATCCATTTCCATCAGCGGTTCAACTTCGTTCTGTGGTTTACCAGTAAGCATTGCAAGCAATCGCAAACTCATCGTGTGTGAGTGTGTGTCTGCTGAAATGTATAGGGTAGGAACACCAGCATGTACTGCAAGAGATAAGGCAAGTGTTGATTTACCTGCGCCTGGTGGTCCTGCAATCATGCTGACTTCACCCCGTCTAATTGCTATCTGCTGTGCTGCAAGGGTTTGCCACACTGTTGGAAGCGTGGCTCCGCCCTGCGATGCAGTCTTGATAGCACGGGATAGAAGGCGCATGGATTATGGCTGTGCCTTATGTGAGCAAGCCTGACCTTGTGGCTTAGGACATGCATAGAAGGCACGGTATGGCTTGCCTGTTGACTTAGAGATACCTGCTGCAACAAAGCGCATTGGTCCACCACCACATGCACACTCAGGTGCTTGTCCTGGAACTGATGCTGTTGGTGCTGGTCGTTGTACTGCACCTTGGTTAACTACCTGTGCGCCAGGAAATGAATCTGCAACTGTGTTAGTTGCCCCTGCTGCACGAGCCATTGATTCTGTTGTTGCTTCAAGGTCAACCAATGTAGCAAGTCTCTGACTTAATTCATCAATCAGCAAATCAAGTTCTGCACCTGATGATGCACGAAGGTTGATGAGCATGCCATCCTTCTTGGTTTTCCAGTTAATCTGGATTGGTGTGTTTTCAGTGTTACTCATTTGATTCTCCTAGTTCTGGGTATAGATGTGAGTTCTTTCCGTTTACTGCATAGCATGCGTGGTTGACTGAACAAGTACCACACATAAACCCTGGTTGAGGTATGAAGATATTGTTATCAACTGCAATCTTAAATCCCTTGACATGTGCAGCCAAGCGATTCTCAGTGTAGTGGTCTAACTCTACAGGTTCTGTCATCTCACCTGTGCGAGCCATCCAGTATGCACCCTTGGTTGGGCGTACTCCCAAAATCTTTTCAACAAGGATTGCATAAGTACCCAACTGGGTGTATGTAACTGGTGGTTTGCTTGATGTCTTAATATCAATGACCGTCAGTTCTCCGTCTGGTGACACCATCAAGCGGTCAAGAAAGCCCTTGATATTTACGCCACCAACTTCTGTATTAAGTTCTGTTTCTACAGCCTTGGCTCCATCGGCTAGTTCGTACAGTGTGTACCCACCAACCTCACGGAACTGTACCCAGAAGTCAAGCATCTTGGGTCCATTGTCTAGCCACCAAGTAGCATCTTCTTTGTTTGGATATGCAGTTGTCTTGCGACCACCAGCACGGAACGGCATGCCATTGTCTGCAAGTTTGTAGTTCTCAATCCAGCGCTGTCTAAAGACATCGCTTGCATCAAACGCTTCTCCTGGTTTCAGGGCATCATAAACTTCTGTACCCTCATGCAAAGACTTGCCACCTACCAGCCAGTAGGATGGATTCTCCTGCACTTTCTGCACACGAGTGAGGTAGAATGACCAGCCACAGTTAAGCCATGTTGACATGGCGCTGTGGGAGATATAGTTCTTCCCCGTCTTTTCTTCTAGTGTCATGTTACTTCCTTTCAATAGAGGAGACTACTACACAATGTCTCTCCTATTAGGAATGACACGCTTGTAATTCATCGGCGTGTCGCGTTGCGAATTGTTTTGATATGATTAAACTCCTGTTCGTGCAGAACGGGTTAAGTATAAGAAGGCTCTGGCGTAAGCCAGAAGCAAAGGCTAACTATAGAGGTGTGCCTACTCATGCTTGCCCATGTGGTGAAAAAGTATTTATTATTTATGCCACCTTTGATGACTATGAAATTTCAATGTACGGTTTAAATGCCGAGTGTAGTGCCTGTGGCGCTCTACTTACTGCTCCTTGTTTGGTGGATAAAGATGCCGAAGTATGACTTTAAATGCACAGCCTGTGGTGTAGTATCAGAAATGCTACTCGCCATCAGCGAGAGTCATGTTCCACCTAAGTGTACTTTGTGTGGCGGTGATACAGTCCGTGTGTACACGCCACCTGCAGTACATTTTAATGGACCAGGATTCTATAAGACAGGCGGATAGGTTTCTTAACTGTAGGGGAAGCGGTTAAGGAAAAACAAAAAAGCCCCCGCTAACTAGATTTCTCTAGCGCGGGGGTTTCTTTGTGTCTTAATACATTACTTGGAGCCTCGACCGAACTCAGTTGCGGATGGGTCAAGCCACTTAAGTAGTGGACCTGCAAAGCCTGCAAGGGCTGCAGCACCCAATGTCTTAAGGTCTGTCTCGCCAGCAAGGTAAAGTGCTACCGCAGCAGATGCCGCAGCACGGAACCATGTCAGTCCGAGTTGCTTAAATTGTTCCATTGTTTCCTCCTTATTTTTTTGTACCGTGCAACTTGCAACATGTACAAACTTCTGTTGTGTATGCCTTCTTAGCAGGGGCAGGTACAACTTTTGCGATTACTTGATTAACAATCTTAGGTTGACTTATCCACCAAAACCACGGAGAAGTATCGGTAGCCATAGCGGGTTCAATAGAAATATGCAGATGCTTGTTGTGAGGATTAGACCCTGTGTACTTCCTGTTTCCTTGCTTAGCCTTTTCCTTAGACCAGATTTTGCCTTGGAAGATAAGATAACTAACACGCTTATCCTCTTTAAGTTTCTCAAAAATTTCAACACAATCAATTCCCTTCTTAGGGTCGTGCGTTAAATCAACTGCAAGTCCTGTGTTGTGGTCAGAGTTAGGACTTGCTTTGATATGAGCAGCACTGGGAAGCAGACCATCGCTTGCCTTCTTGCGAGTTGGTGCTATAGCCGTTGCTTGCTTGAGAACAGCAAGGGCAGCAGGTGTGGCTTTCTTGACTACAGGTTTCATTACTCATCCTTTTTTTCTTTCGGTTTAGATTTCAATCCATTTCCTGCAAGTACGCCAGCAAGAGAACCAGTAAGAAACACGCAAAGGGTACTAACAAGGTCAATAAATGCAGCATCGTTAGGTGCCTGTTCTCCTAGTGGTTGGGTAATAAATAGCAATGCATACAGCAGTGCAAATACAGAACCAGCAAACACAATGGCAAGTATGATTCCGATAGTTACAATCAGTCGTGCGTGTAGTTCTTCTGGGCTTAACTTATTTCTTGGGTTCATCTAATACTCCTGGAAGAATGTCTTTAGTACAGGTGCCAGTAGGTAAGCACTGAGGAGGATTACACTCAGGCTTATTCCAGTTCTCGTACTCTTGGCATGGGTATCTCACCCATCCTTGATAACCGCAACTACTCAGTGCGCTCGCAGAGAATACGATAGATGTCATCAACACGAGCCTCAAGGCGATTGACTTGGTCTTTAACACTTCCACCTCCATTAGGGCGTAGTTCATAGAGATAATGTTTTACTAACCATCTAACTGCAACACTAAAGCCAGCAATTAAAGTCATTACGGATACGGCTATACCAGCCCACTCAGCAGGAGTCATTTATTTTCCTTATATTTTAGACAACAGTACGAGCAACAACGGTAACAATTCCTCCATAGCCAGAGAACCCAGACTGTGGTGGAGTTGTTCTTGTAAATGTAACTTGTTCGATAATAGATTCTGTAGGCTCTCCGCCTGCAGTGAAGTCCTGGATGATGACAGTTTCACCTTGTGCTTCTAGTTGCTCAAGGGCTTGAAGGCGGGCTAGTGCATAGCCATCGTAGCCAACAATCTGTCGGTTTCTATCTGTCTCTTTATCAAACAAGAAGATAGGAATCTGCAGTACGCGAGCGCGAGTAGGTGTAGGCAAAGCCTTGACTGAGTATCCGTAGATGATAGCGCCCTTTGTGGGGTCAGTATCATTTCTGTTTAAACGGAACTTGAACTGTGCTTCGGCTGATACCTCTGGAAATACTGAGGCTAGGTCGTAGTCATAGATTGCAGTCGTTCCCTCTGGGATTGTCTGAAAGGCTATGTCAACGCCATCAATAACGCGGAACATATCTATGTCACCTTGCAGTACATCCTCAAGACGAATCTTGATACGCTTCCATGCCTTATTCTCAAAGGTATCAAAGCGGATA